TATATGGAAGACCTTCCATAATAGATTTTGTAGAAAATCCACCAGTGGCAATACTTGACCCAACTCCTTCAGCAAGTTGACCAAGTACAGGAGCCATTTCTTGTTTCATTATTTCATTAGGACTTGGCAATCCTTCTATCTGACCATTTTTTTCTATATAAGCTTCATAGTCTTTTAGTAGTTTATCTTGTTTCTCATCTGCTGGATCGTAAACAACTTCACCTGTTTTAATCTTAGTTACCCAGTTGAGAGATGGCATGATGTCTGAACCGTAATAATCTTGTAAAGAAAATCGACCAAAATCTATATCTTTTGTCGGATCTATAGATTTTGTTTTATAGATATTATAAGTAAATTTTCCATCATCTTCTGATGTCTCTTCTATATTTGCTAATGCTCCAACTTCATATGCCATATCAACTCACCTCCAATAAACTTGCTACAACGTGCAATCTATTTGCAGTAGCTGCTGTACATTTCAATATTTCACCCTCTTCTAAAACAAGTGGGGCAGATAAAAACTCAACTGTAGCACTCGCTCCTACAGCTTTAACATGAAACAAACTAAACACGCTAGTACCACTGGTTAGCGTTACAGATAACGTATCCGCATTTCCTGAGTCTTCGGAAGCTAACAATGACTTAAAAACAGCAGTAGTTGCAGTTGGGCAAGTATATAGCACAGTTGCGTTTGTTGTTGTTAAATCTAGTTTTGCATTGCGAAAATTATTAGCCAATAAACCAACTCACTGCTTGGGAAGTCTCTTCCGTTGTTTTAGTTGCAGATGACGTTGCAAAATATGTGGCTTGCTTTTCTAGCTCAAGAGTATTGTTAAGCCTTGTCATATATGCCTGTTGATATTCCTTGGGAGGACTGGGAAGTCTTAAAACTGCTAGTGGAGCACTCATCTCAAACCATCCCTTATACTGTTAATTCTAAAATCCCCTAATGACCAATCGTCCTCTGTTCCAGAACTATACACTTTCATGCTAATTTGTCTACCTTTTGCTCTGGTGCTTAACTTAGTAGTAGATGACGTAATCGTGAATGGACCTTTTGTTACCTCCGTGGCATTAGGGTATTTACGAGTATTTAATTCAACATATAAATTTGTAGTAGAACTCATAGTGACATCAGGAATAATTTTATCAACGAGGTATAAGTTTTCTCCATCTTGAGTTAATTCACCAGGAGAACTCTCAACAAAACTATTCATAGCCGATCCATCGTCTGTTGTCCCTGTCTCGTGGTTATATAAGAACCCTTCTTTATCAAAGGCAAAAGGTACTTCCCTAAATCCAAAACTATCACTCCACACAGTTCGAGCTAAAGTCCCAATCGTCCATGAGTTTTCAGCATAGTTGTATGTGACATAGTCAGTATTTTCTGGATTTGGATTATCGACACTACTTTCAGTAGGATAGTACCACGTTACCTCGTTATATTCAGTATTTAATCCTACTACTGTTTTATCTTGATAGTTAAAATTCATTCGTCCGAAAACATAATATTTAACTGGACATGGCAACTCAGAAACTGATCCATTATACTGGTAGAAATTTCGTTTCCCCATATATAAAATATTTCCGTCAACATTTACCATAGTGTTTATTCCTGCAGCTCCAGATCCTCCACTTGAAAGGAGCCTGAACGAGAACGTAAAAGGAGCTCCAATAAAGCTCATTCCGTAGATTCCTTCGTCTGTAGAAATAATTGTTTCTTCACGAGCTGAAATCATAGCCACAATTTTTGTTCCAACTTGCAATCTTTGATCACCTGCTGTGTTTAACGCTGTCGGACCCCATATAGCAAAGTTCTCTTGAGTAGACCAACGCACAAGCATTGGATCAAGAACTCCTGAAGATCCTCCTGTAGCAGCGACATATGGATCTGCTCCACCACACACAAAATGTCGATCAGGGAACGATACAGTTGACACCCTTGAAATAGTAGGAACTCCAGTAGCATCGGATTCTTCCGAAATAAGTTCTGCTCTAGTTGTTACACCTTCAGATGTATCAAAGTAATAAAGTTTTCCACCACGCACCTGACATAGAACATCTTCTCCCCAGAGATTTAAACTCCAACACGAACTTTCCAAACCAACATTAGATTCTGTAGATGTACGAACTGTACCCCATGTGCTATCACCCCATGCTCCGACACCAAAACCCAGTGCAGGGTCAGCGGATTGTGTTCCTAATCCATCAGCAGCACCAATCAGATAATTAATAACAACTGCATTCCCTCCTCCAGCAGAAACTGTGGAAGTCGCTGCACTTGGAACTGTAAATGTAAATGTGTTCGCTGTTACAGCCGTTATTTGATACCCAGATCGTCTGTTAAGAGTATCTGCTGTAATACCACCAGTCGCTACAGCACCATCAAAGACAACGAAGTCACCTACTAATGCACCATGTCCACTATCTGTAATTGTTAATGTTGTACTTGTATCTGATGTAGCAATCGGAGCAATAAGAACTTGAGTAACTGTAGCACCACTATCATGAGCAGCAGCAGAAGTGCTGTTTGTCCCTCTCGTACAGCCAGTCAGAGTTAGTGTGCTAATTCCTGTATATGTTATAATTTCAGAGCCTATCTTAATGACACCTGCTGTCTTAAAACCAGTGACACTTGTAAGGTCAATTTCAGTCTCACTATCGTCCAAGGCTTCCGTTGTAGTTGTGGATGCATTTGTTTTATCTCGAAGTGGTGTAATATCAAAAAGACCACCATCTTGAATAATATATAAGTGGTTGTGGGTTGAAACAACAATCCTATCTATACCATCAGAAATAGCTCTCCAAGGTATCATCTGCCTAGCAATGCCTTCTATAGAAGTCTCTGTATTAGAAACTGTTCCATCTGCATTTAAAGCATTAAAAATATCTTTTACCCAACCACCTATTTTAGTGGGGTATCCATTACGAAAGCGTACTAACGAAGCGTCCACCCAAAACGGTCCATTCTTACCAGCAGCGTATTCTGTGATATCCTTAACAATTCCTGGTTGAAACTTTAATAACTGTAATGTCATTTAACTTTTAACCCACTCGTATATTTTGTTTGTCTCTTTAATTCTATGATCCAAACCAGTGTAGCCACCATTTATTTTTTTTGTTAGTTTTTTGATTACATTATCATTAACACCTTCATCACAAATTTTCCACAAATTGTTTTTTCTGAAAAACCAAATAGCTGTATCCATTGCGTATTCTTTTTCTAAGAGCGTTGGGTCATCCATTACTTCAGGCAACCTCATATCTGAGGCAAATGACCTTACGTTGTTAAAGCCAGTTAATTGAAGAAATCCACGCCCTATCCATTTGTGACCTTCACCTTCTTTATTACCCATACGTCCAGAGTAAACTTTGTCAGCTAATGCTTTTGGATTTTTGGCATAGGGCTCTGCACTCTCTTTTGTTGGAAATCGACTAGGCCAGACACGCATCATGGATTCAGCAGAATAGTTTAGGTTTTCTCGTGTTAATTTAAACGATCCACTCTCATGCACAACTTGACCTAGCAAGTGGGCTCCACGCTCTGGAGAAAGTTCATAGTGCTTAACTATTGCACGAGCTGTATTAGGACCAAACGAACCATCTGGAGAACATCCACATTTTGATTGAAGTGATTTTAGTGCGTCACTCATTTATTTAACCTTTAAAGAAAGCGTCTACTTCAGCTAATAGATCTGCCTTAGATTTGCGTCTATCGAGTTCTATATTGTGTTCTCTCATTAGAGCTTCTAATTCAATCTTTTTCATAGATTTGTAATCTGGTATGACTGTAGTTTCTTCTGTCACTGTAACAGTAACAACTTCTTCAACAGGCTTGACTGAGACAATCTCAACTTCAGTGCCATTAATTCTTGCAAGAGCTTGTGCCTCTGTCATTGAAGGTGTTGGCAAAGACATACCACCTTTGACATACCTTAGATTATAAAGTTTATCTCCGTCTTCATTTTGCCCAACGTGAAACATTTCTATATCACTCATTTTGTTAATCCTTTCGTTTTTTCATATGAACGTAATCCACCAATTCCAAGCATACCTCCCAAGACCGTGAGAAGAGTAGACATATCAAATTCAGGTAAATCAGGTAAATCTACTCCAGAGGCTGTTAACACAAAAACTAAAAGAGGTTGGAGTACAAAGTGGTAGGCAAACGCAACTCCAGATGTCCAACCGATAAATGGCCTCCACCCACCTTTAAAAATACTACCAGACGATGCTTCTGCCTTGTTGATTTCCAACTGGCTTAATAAGGCTTGCTGTGCATGAGTATCAGCCATCGTGCTTAGTTCAAAAGCCAACTTAGCTTTCTGATCTTTGTCTTCTATGACTTTATCTAAAATACCAGTTACTGGACCTATCAGAGAACTAATCAAACTCATTGTTTTACCCTCTTAGATCTCAAATCATTAAGATCTTTTTTCTTGGTTCCTCCGTCATACTCCCAAGCATAACCTCTATAAACCATTTCTTCGTTTATGTTTGTCTGACCACAAAAAACCCAGCCAAGCATTCTACCATACTTGCCATCTTTTTCTGTTTTGACTTTCAGACCAGAAATCATTCCATCTTCTAATCTTCGAGTGAGAAAGGCTTTAGCCTCTAACCCAAGCTCTTTCTCTTCTAGATCTCTGGTTCTACTTTCTGGAGTATCAATGCCAGCTAGTCTTACTCGTTCTTTTTTTGTGAGATCAAAACCAAGGTCAATAATGATATCTATGGTATCGCCATCCACAACTTTAACAACTTGCTTGATGGCGTACTCATACATAATTTTAGACCCTATACAGGACAGTTAGCAATAAAAGAATAATTGCAGCAGCAGCAGACCCTGCCCAAGTTTCAATCCGCTTAATACGATTGTACAAGTCTTTAAATTGAATGTGGATCTCAGTTTCCAAAGCAACGACCCTCTTATCGATTTCTGCAACCTCAGTTGGTATTCCTGTTGTTTTGTTTCTCATATTTATCCTGCGTCTTCGATAGTTTCTTCAGCAACCTGTTTAAAAGACTCTAGAAGTTCTTTTTGGAAGCTATCTGCTGCTCGTTGAACTTGGTCTAAGTCAGCTCGTAACTTGTTCGTTTTACCAGATAAGTCTTTTAGCTGTGCAATTAGGTATTTTTGTTGATTATTAAGATCAGCTTCAGCATAGCCTTTGCCGTCAATACTTAACACGTTTTCATCATTTACCATGGTGTTCCACTCCCTGTGATTGGTGTTTTTAATGCTGCTATCTGTGAAGCAAGTGCAGCTTCAGTATCATCTTTGCTAATATCCGCTTGTACCCAAGCTATACAATTCGCTTTAGTTACATCAGCATAAGCAATGAAGTCAGAAGCATCTGAGTCAGGTGTGCATCCGACTGAGCCGTAACTCCCTACTGAGTGGTCACCGTCAACTGCATTGCACCGCCAATGTATTGTTGTAATGCCACCAGTTGCAATCGTTCGGTCAACCTGTGGTATAGTCCATGTATAAGTTATTGCCATTTGTTTTATCCTTCTAGGGCTGTGATACGAGCTTCTAATTCTTGTATTGTTTTAACGAGTAGTGGTACTAACTTTGATTGGTCTATCTGTTGGTAAACAGGCATTTCTTTACTTGCTGTCCAAGTGCTATCAGATGGATATATGGCTTCTTCAACTTCATTGCCATCATCATCAGTTCGTGCAGTCTTTCCTTTTTCCCAATATTCCTCTGTGACACCTTCTGAAAGTACGTTTCCTAAAGAGTTTAATACTGCATTTGTAACAGTCTTAACCCCATCTTTTGCACCCTGAATTGCTTCTGGAACAATGCTCGCCACTTCATGTGCTAAAAATCCATCAACAGTTGTATCTGCATCAACTTTAAAATTAAAACGTGATGGTTTAAGTTGCTTTAACCTAGTTGTAGCATCCCATGTGTAGTCTACGTTTTCTTTAAGTCTGTAGTCTGATGAGGTGTTGTAGGATGTTGCACTACCAGTTGTTTTAATCGTTCCTCTTTCAGTACCACCTGCGTCTTGAAATTGAATCATTGTAGCAGAAGTGCCACCAGAAGCTCTAGCGTGTTTCAATTCCATCAAAGAAACATCTGAGCCGTCTACATATCTTGCTTGTATAACTGTAATATTTCCAGTTGCTATCTCAAGTTTTGCATTAGCCTTATTAGTATTTCCGATAGATACGTTCTGATTTTCGGAAATTCGCATCGCCTCAGTTATACTACCTTCCCCATCTTTAGTGGTAGAAAAAACAAGTTTGGCAGGCATATCATTAGAACCAGTTGTTCCATTTACTTCAGCAGAAATCCTAGCTCCTTCAGTGTTAATATCAGTACCATCACAACCATAAAAAGATATATGTCCTATAGTATCACCGTCATTAAGTTTAGTAAAAGAACCAACCGAAGTATTACGATTATGTGACAATGCTAGCTCAGACCCACCTGCCGAAGCTCTATTAGTGTGTATACCAATTTGAGATTTAGCACCTGACTCTAAAACTTGAAAAAGTTCGCTACGGTCTGAAGTAGCAGAACCTATTAGAACCGTGCCTGAAGAGTCGATACGCATACGCTCTGCA